GCAGCAGCCGCAATGGCTGCCACTTGGCTGCCGTGACCCACTGTGTCCAGTATGCTGGTCTGCGTGTAGTCAACGCTGTATTTGATTTTTCCAGCAAACTCACTGCCAGTGGCAGCAATGCCAGTGTCCATCACCATAATGGTCGAACCCTTGCCAGTCCAGCCACGAGCATAGGCATAGTTGGCACCCGTGGCAGAGATTGTTTTGCCAGCCTCACTGGTCAAGTACCAGTTGGGGTCAAAACTGGGCACTGCTGTAGGCGTGCCCATGTTGGGGTTGTTGTAGTAGGTGGCCGCGTTGAAGTTAGCATCAAACACTGGCTTGGTCACAGTTGGCATAGGCAGAACAACAATAGGCGAGCCGCCGACCACTGTGCTACTGACTAGGTCTTTGGCCCGTAGCTTGTTGTTGATGTAGGTGTATTTCCATTGCTGGTCGATCACCGTGCCGTCAGTTTGTTTTACCAGCGCAGTGATATACGCATAGCGGACTACATCAGCTGCTGCTGCCAGTCCCATGGACATTGCCATCACGGCAATTGCAAAAAATTTAAAAGTCCTGGTCATTACGGACCTCCTATATGGTTGGTTAAGTGTATATTATAACAAAAGAGTATTTTACAGTCAACCGCGGTCTAAATGTTCCAATTTATTGGGAACATTTGTCCATTTTTCATGGTCTGGCAGTGGATCTTTTCGCTTGGTGATAGGCGACCATTTTTTTGCCAATTCTGCATTGATATCCACAAATGCTTTCAAATGCGCCGGAACATCGTCCTCGGCGTAGATTGCATTGACCGGGCATTCAGGAACACACACTGCACAGTCAATGCACCCATCCGGATCAATTGCTAGAAAGTTTGGACCTTCTACAAAACAATCTACTGGGCACACATCAACACAGTCAGTGTGCTTGCAAAGAATACAGTCTTCAGTTACAACATAGGTCATTGGTTGATGTATTTCATTACACTATCAGGGCTAGACACACCGTAAGGATCTGGATCTGTTGCACTGGAGTCGGGTTCCACAAACATTTTTTCTACTTTGCAGTTGTTGATCACTGCGGCATAACGACGACTGCGCAGACCAAATCCAATCCCACTCATGTCAACTGTCATGCCCATTCCGTCGGTAAAAGTACCGGCGCCGTCTGGAATAACTTTGATATTTTTAATGCCCAACGATCGAGCCCATTCGTTCATTACAAAGGCATCGTTGACACTGATGCAATAAATCTCATCAATGCCTTTGGCACGAAACTCTTCAAACTTTTGTTCAAACCCCGGCAGTTGGTATGTGCTGCAAGTGGGAGTAAATGCTCCGGGCAGACTAAAGATGATCACTTGTTTGTTGACAAACAACTCGTTGCTTGTTTTAAAAACAAATTCTCCGCCAATGGGGCATCCGCCGCCTTCGGGAGCTTCGTCGCCTTCGCGAAATGCAAATGTTACATTGGGTACAGTTTGTGTCATATTATTTTCCTTTAATTTAATTACCGTTTCTTGACTGAAGCAAGATGTTGTCAAAGAATTCCTTCTTTGTTCCTTTGTCGTCCTTGAATGCACCTTTGAGCACTGTGGTCTGTGTTAGACTACTGTGTGCCATTATTCCTCTATTGGTACAGCAGCCATGTTCTGCTTCAAGGTACACTGCTACATTGTCGCTGTCGGTGACTTTTGCAATTTCTCTTGCAATGTCGTTGCAGAGTTCTTCCTGTAATGTACCGCGACGGGCACACCACTGAGCAATGCGAGTGTACTTAGAAAGCCCAATAAGTTTTTGAGCAGCAATGATTCCGATATAAGCCACACCGGAGACAGGCTGATGATGATGACTACACATACTACGAAGCTCGCTTCTAACCACAAGCATACCTTCGTAGCGGTCAATAGAGTCATTGGGAAATGCTGTTGCGTCTGGTGCTGGGTCATATCTACCTGCCATTATTTCATTAAAGTACATTTTGGCCAAGCGTCTTGCTGTGCCTCGGCTGTTGGGATCAGTTTTATGATCAATCAGCAAGCTATCTAGCACTGTTTCAAATGCTTCGGCAGCTTCGTTGATCAAATGTTCTCGAGCAGATTCGTCAATGTATTCACTGATGTTGTCGCCAGCCCAGAAACGCTTGTTGTCACGTTTCATTCTGTCACGAATAGCGCTGCCTAGGTATTTTTCTTCTTGGTAGTCACCATCTTCGGCTATCACATCTATTGCAGTTGTGCGCAGGGTTTCTATTTTACCTAGTGCAAATTCGGCTATAGGATGTAGTAGTTTATCTGGTGCAAATTCGGTTGCGTTATGCAGCATGTTGTCAGGTACAAATTCTTTTTTCAATATTATTCTCCGATGTTAAAGCAGTGGATTGCTTTTGTTAATTGTATAGTATTTAGACCGTGAAGTCAATCTACTATGGTAATGTTTCTTAAATCTGGGTAGGCGACATGCACCGGCACACAGCCTTGTTCTTTGATACCTTCTAGCATGGCTAGACCTTGAATCGCTTCCTCAGGCGTGGGCTTGTAGTGATAACCAATTTGGAATGTGTGTTGTGTTTCCCAGGGTGTTGTATTTAGGTCGCGACCATCATATCGTTGACGAATCATTGTGTCGTACGCTGCTGGATCATCCAACAAGATAGCACCACCGCGCCCAATGTGCAGGGGTTTGCCGTGTCCAAAACTCAAACACTGCATGGTGCCAGGTCGATACATGTTCTTTTCTAGTCGGCGGGCACTGTCCCAGATTCGAGTGTCATGGATGTGATACTCACCGGTCCAGACTTCGTTTTCCAGGCCGTACTTGATGCCCAGTTTGTGCATGGTCATGGCAATGCTTAGATAGGTGAATGCAGTAAAGCTACAGCTTCGTATTCGATCATAGCGTAGACAAAGTTCAATGGCATGTGTGCAGCAATCAGTCATGATCACATAAGGAGCACCAGTGTATTCAGCCAGTGCTGTTTCAAACTCAAGTATCTTGTTGAACATTGTTTCTTTTGGAAAAGTAATCCTGCATGACACCTTCTCTATGTAGATCGCTTGTGACACAGTGTATGCCACCGTCCCAGAAGTATCTATGACGGAATGGAACCACATGTGGAGTAATGCCATACCGTTCGAGTGCATCAAACACCAGTTTGTTATAGTTGAATACAATGACATTTTTTGGATCAATGATCAGCATGTTGACATCAAACACCGTTTCTTCCACATAACCGGTCCAGTGTCCTAGCCATTGTTCAACGGTATTGATAACATCCTGATCATGTTCGAATCCAGGTATCCACCACTTGCCTTTGTTTTTTTCTTTAAGATCTCTGAACGGCTGTACTGCTTCCCAACTCTGACCAGGCAAATATACTACTTCCCAGTCAGGAAAGGTGTCTGCGTATGTTGGAACATCATACAAACTAATAATTAATCCTGGAGCAACTGGGCAATAGGTGCCGTCGCTGTGACCACCGGTGTTCACCATGTGATTTCTTGTGCTGGGGAATTCTTTATCAATTTCGTATTTGAGTACAGATTGATCCTGATTATAACTTTTTGTACCAAAATACAAATCTTTTCCAAGTCTAGCTATCATTGCGCCGTTAATAACATCTGTGTTGTAATTATAACTGCGAATTAGATTTCCTTGTTTTTTTACATGTTCGATTATGTGTTCATAACCAGTTTTCCATCCCGGACTAGTTAAAGTTTCAAAAAATACATTGCCAATCATGATTGAAAAATCTCTAGGAGTCATTGGTGGCGCAATATACCTTGAATCGTCGGGCATCAAGTAGTGAATTCGATCTGAAAATACAATCGGCCTCAAGACTTCTACTCCAAAACTTTCTAATTTTTTTATAATGTTTTGGTAATCTTCTTCTGTTTCGATTGCAATGCGTTCAAACAATTTTCGAACATGAGGTACAGTGATCCAAGAATAAAACTCTGGCGGATAACTACGACCCACAACACAAACTCGTAACGGATCCCAATGCTGGTATACTGAATAGGTCATCGATTATACCATGCCCATGCATGAGATATCATGTCACGTAGATCATGCCGCCGCCAGGCACCACCTGAGATCTCATCAAACTTGGCTGCACTAGCAGTCAGTACAGGAGGATCACCCGGACGAGCTGGCCCAATGTTCATGATTACAGTGCGTCCAGTGACTTGTTGTGCCTGTGTGATAATTTCTTGATTGCTAACACCTGTGCTGGTGCCTAGATTGTACACACCCGATAGCACTTGAGGGTCCAGGGCCAGTCTGTGTGCTCGTGCAATGTCTTCCACATGCACATAGTCTCGGACACAGGTGCCATCTGGTGTGGCATAGTTGATGCCATTGAGTGTGAAATCCTTGCTCTGCACAATGCTTTCTAGCACTCGAGCAATGATGTGAGTGGCTCCGGGCTCTTGTCCGTGTCGACCTTGACTGTCGGCACCACAGGCATTGAAGTAGCGAAATGCCACATAGTCCAGGCCATATGCACGGTGATAACTTTCCAAGATCTGTTCCACCATCAACTTGCTTTGACCGTAGGGACTGATGGGTTCTCTGGGATCAACCTCGTCACACGGAGTCATAACAGGTTCACCATATACTGCTGCACTGCTGCTAAAAATAAATCTGGTTTGCGGGATTGCAGCCATAACGATGTTCAGTAGATTAAGAGTCTTGGTCACATTGTTGTGGTAGTAATCGCTGGGGCGTAGAATGCTAGGACCGACCAAGCTGGTGCCTGCACAGTGTACAATGGCTGCAGGCCGTACAGAAATCAACCGCCGATAAGAGTCGTCGCTGTCAAAGTCTGCTTGCACAAAGTCCATCACATCTTCAAGATAGCGCGGCAGGGGTCTACGGTCAATACCAACCACAGTGTGTCCAGCATCTTTCAACAGCAGAGCAATTTCACCGCCTATATAACCAGCGGCGCCAGTGACTACAACAGTGCTCATGACTCAATCTTTCTCACATGATATTTGTCTTGTGCAACATGATCACGATAGCGATTGCCTGCACGATTCCATTGCTCGCCCCGGCCTTCAATGATATCAACCACACGATCCACAGTGCCGTTGTTCCAGTCGCTGATCAAACCCATATTGTGATGCTGTTCACGCAGTAAATTTTGCATCTTGTGATAAGCATCATCTATGCTCCAAGGAACGTAAAGTCTGTTAGGGTCATTAGAAAAAGTTTCAGGGAAAGACCTATAAGCAGGGTATAGAACATTACACCCAAGAGTATCTGCTTCACTGACTGTGTTTGAAACCCAATCTTGCAGGGCGCAATTAAACAGCACACGAGTATCATTAAGGTGAGCGTAGTAATCATTTTTTGTGATGTTGTCGTAGATTTTTAACTTGCCGGCTGCTTCCATTCGTCTAGCACGGGTTACAAATTCAGGATTATTGCTGCGCAATGCACCGCCGGAATAGATAGCAAACTCACAAGACTCATTGGTGAGTTCGCCATACATCTCGATTAGATCCATAAAGAATCCCGGCTGCTTCTCTTGATCAAACCTGGCCGCAAAGCCCACACGCCGTTTGCGTTCTTCAAATGGTCGTACTTTTTCAATACCGCCAATGCGTTCCAGTACTTCCGCCTTGCCAAATGCCAGTCCTGAGATATTGTAGATGGGAGCAGTCCACCCTGCAATACGCATGTGAGCAACCATTTCTTCGTTGGTAGCAAGTACACCGGTCACAAAGTGATTGACCATCTTTTCGTATGTTGACATCCATCCAGCCATGCCCCATACATGAACAAAATCATCGGGATCAATGGCCTGCGCAAGACAGCGAACATAGATCCTAGGACGCTGGTCAGCGTCCACTTGATCAAGAATATAAGGCAAGCTCTCGATACCAGGCTGAAACATGTCTTCAAAATAGATCACGTCTTCACTGGTTACTTCTCCCCGGCGCATCATTTGCACAAGATTCATCATCTGACTCATGCCAAAGTAGCTGCGGCCGTGTGCGTCCAGCACCTGGCCTACGCTGATACTTTGTGTGTTGTCAATGGTGCTGCCCGGAACATAGACTACATCTAACCCTCTACGGTCAAATACTCTACGATTCCATTCAGTCAGTTGTAGGGTGTATCGGGCTTCGTAACTTTCGAGCCCCATGTAATATAGTTTACGCATGATTAGATATTGCGGTTCAATCTGCGAGCGTCTTCAGCCCACATGTCACGAGCGTTTTTACCCTGCGTGAACTTGTTGTATTGCTGCCAGGCATAACTTTTGAAGTTATACAAGTCTGCTTCATTGTAACGATATCCAAAATCGCAGCAGAATTGCAGGAAGGTTCCTAGTTCTTCCAATGCTGCTGTAGACTTGGGGTTGGCTTGTACGAGTTGTTTGGCCATGATGTTTCTTTTTAAAGGTTAATGAGATTTAAAAATTTTTAAATTTTTAAAGAGAGGTTAGGACGAGAAAGTTCATACTTGATCAAGCATCCGTTTTCATTGTCTTCGGATACTTCGATCCACACAGCTCTGTCCGGATATCGCTGTGCAATCTGTATATATATGTCATCTGCGATCATCTCGCAACTTTTGTAGTCTAGGCTTAGAACGGAATTGTTAGTATTGTTATTGCCGGTATGTTTAAGCCGGAACAGGTTTTCGAGCCAGCGTTTGAACTGGATGAATTCGATGTCCCGGTCATTATGGAACACATCGATCCACACCCTGAAATGAAAGATGTGGCGATGAGGATGGCCCAAAAACGATACATCATATTCATCTCCTGTGGCCAACGCTGGATCTGTCAGCGCCGCAGGGTATTTATGTATGCCTTCTTTTTGGAAGGTGACCCAAACTTTGCGTTCGGCCTTTTCCACAATGCGATCTATTGCTTCTCGTTGTGCTTGTATCATTTTTGTAGTAGTTCCATGGTTACAATTTTGCCCACACTGTCAGCCAAGTTTTCCTCTGGTGTAATAACATATAATTTAGAGCGACGCTCCTCTTTTTTATTATTGTAATAACTGGTTTCTATCAATGTGCCACCCAACACTGTCTGTATTTTAAAAGTCACTGGGTCTGACAATTCAATACTGCCATCATGTCTGCTTCCTAGGGCATAGACTTCATTGTCTTCTCGTAGATCGTGATTGAAATCCCAACCCCATTTCATCATTCTTGCCCATACCCATCTAATCATTTTACTACCTCGTCTTTGTTGTACTGATCCCAGTCAGTGAATGTTTCTCTACTCATCAAGCTGTGCAGGCTGTGACACCATACCCCGGGGTTGGTGGCATCAAAATCCACATCATCTATTTTTAACATTGTATTATAATTCCACAACTTTGTATAGGGTATGCTTACTCGAATTTGTGGAATAAAGTTTCTATATTCACACAGGCCGGAGTCGTTGAATTGTTCTACCGCAGTGATTGGAATGTCCAGGCTGCACAAATAACCCTTTTCAAGAAAATATTCAATCATGCCTTCCCATCGTGCCCAGTCCAGATTGTCCCGCGGATCAAAACTGTGATTGGCCCCAAAGAAGATGTGCTCACAGCCTGCCATTTTGGCTGCAATATGATCCACTGACTGCACACCCACCACAAACAATGTTTTCTTTCCCAATGCAGGAGTGTGTTCTACTTCTGTTCCGGTAAAAAACTTTACCGAATCGTCGTGATCTTTTCTAATCATAAACCTAAATCTTCTTGAATTGCAACACGATCTTCCATTGCTTGTTGTGATTGTACATTATCATCAACCTCGTCGTCAACTGTTTCGAACAATGCGTTGAATTGTGAACGGGCGTTTTTGGCCTTCTTGCCTTTGAATCCGCGAGTGCCAACTATGTCCATCCAATAACGATCATACTGTTCGATGATGGCTTCTGCTTCTGCTCGATCTGGAGTGGCAAAGATTGCTTCCACAATGTCTTCAAACTTGGTGTAATCGCCATTGGCGTCCCACATCATTCTGGGTCTTGATCCGGCGTCAAATTCTCTATTGGCCCGTTGCACTGATTCCAAATGCAACCAAACATTATGACCCATTAGCAAAGCATAGCTGAAACTGTCCCAGCTTGTTTTGCCTTCTTTACCGATCTTATTTAGGTCACCGGGTTTGTAATAACAAATATCTTTCATCTGCAGATGCTGGCTGATCGGACTTTCGTCGAATTTATCAACCAGGCCATCTGCCACCACTGCTTGTCCATACGGGCGTGTGTCTGTGCTGTACTTTTTGTCATCCGCAATGGGATTCATTCTGTAACTCCACTTGCCATTGTGTGGCAGCACAATCTCGTGATACACCTGTCCATTGGCTGTGGCCAGGAATGGGCTGGCACAATCGAAACTGATGGTAAATTCTGGATTCACATATTTTCTAACTGCTCGCTGAATCACAGTCAGCAGCACAGCCCATTCCAACTTGCTGGTACCCAAAAAGTGCATCCAATCGTGAACACCTGGTTGTAACAAATTGTCATGTCTCAAGGCTACCAAACGCTTGAGTACCAGATGCACATCGCACATGTTCTGTCCACCCATACTCCATCCGTTAAAATGCGTATCTGGATATTTCACAGGATCGCAGTAGTCTTTCATTAGGTCGTACCAGCGATCCGCGTCGGAGTGACTAGCACCCTGCAGAACATTCAACACTTTCATGCCACCGTTCTTGACACCTTTGCGATGTTTCATGAAGTATTCGTTGTTGTACTTGGTAGCGTCCACTGCTTCTTGCAATGTTTTGATACCGCACTTGTCGCTGGCATTCTTGTCATGTATGACCCAGGTGGGAATGTCCAGGGTCATGCCGTATGTGGCAACACCGTCTAGCCATTTGAGAATAGATTCGCGCTTCTTCTGTGCCTTGACACACCCTGAGTTGGCTTTCCAGTCACCTTCCCACAGGCCTTTGGCAATCTGGAATCCACCTGAGTCTCCCAATACGAGTGTGCCGGGCTCACGATTACGAACCATGTCCTCTGACCAGTCCGGTTTGGCAAGATCCAAGTTGGCGTGACCACCTGAATACAAACTCCACCGGTATGGAAACAGAGCTTTCTGGCTGTTGAGCCAGTTCAGCTGTTCCATGTCAGGAATACCTGTTGGCATACGACCCGGCTCCACATAGGGACCATTTACTGGATCACGCTGCTTGCCCACAAAAGTGGCGTAGAATCCACTAATAGCCGGCAGAAAAACGGCATATTGGCTTTGTCCATCTGGTCCGAGTTGTTTAGCTGTTAAGTTATCTTGGGTCATAAAAGTGTTTTTATATTTGGGGCAAGCATAATTTGTGATGATTTATCTGCGTTGCGTAACTGTGACAATGCGGTTTGATGCAAGGGATGTGTGGGATAGTTCAGCACTGCCTGACTTGCAAAGTCATCAAACGTGTTCCAGTCTTCAAGCCGAGTAATCATTCCACAAAATCCGTAGTGTTCGCACATGGTAACAAAGTTTTCTATATCCGTGGCATTGTTGGCAGACACTGTATAATTTAAAGTAACTTTGGAATGGCGTGGATTGTTGTCTATTAGCCAATCTAAATTTTCCTTCAAGATTTTAAATTTCCCTGGACGCCGCACAACTTCGTACACTTCTTTACTACCAGCATCTACACTGATTTGAAATTCGGAAATATGATCAAAAACTGTGCTGTCCGGCAACAACTTTTTCATTAATAATCCATTAGTAAATAATGTAATTGTCTGATTATTTTTTGGAACCCAATTTAGCACAATTGGTCGCATAATTAAACTAGATAACGGATCGCCGCCGCCAATTAAAATAACTTTTGCTGATTCATTAAAATTTTCTAAAAGTTTTAAAAAGTGATTAACTAATTTTAGACGATCATTAAAGATTTTGCCTTCGGTGTAATTAATCATACCAGGACGGCAACTCGGGCATGCTAAATTACAACTGTCATCCATATTTACAGATATATGATAGTTGGGCTGAGCAATAGAGTAATCCATTATTCCACATCGTTCAACATCACAATATTGATAGTCGCGATTTGCAATACTGGCTTGAATAGTTTTGGCAATTGGGTTTGACCAGACTTCGTCGAGTGTATTGAAATCATTGATATTGCCAACTGAAATTGGTAACCAGCGCTCACAAATACAAATATAGCAGTCACCTCTGTGATCAATGCTTAAACTACGCAAAGGTCGTTCGCACGAATTTAATATTGGTGCAAGTCCTGTTCTTTGAACATTTGGTGGCGGCCAGTTTGCTATTTGTATAACTCGGTGATTACCGTGTTCCATTACTTGCTCTGTGCTGGGAGAATGTAGTTGTAAACTGCAAGTCCTGAATCTACTGTGATCATGGCTGCACCGTCATCACTGATCCTAACAACCTTGTCGCCAGCAAGACTCATAATGCTGATGAATGTCACAATGGGCCACGACCATGCTCGTTTGAGTTGTCCTGTGATGTTTGGTTGAAACACAAAGTTTCCAGCGTGTGTGCTGTGATCGCCAAAGAAAAACATCAGATTGGTACCATCAGTTTTTGCTTGGAAGTTGGTTTCTTCAGCATTGGCCTGTGCCTGCATTTTCAACCGCAGGATACTGGCCACAGTTGGTTCAAACTCAATATGCCAAGTGGGTGTTTTAAATTTATAGTTCTTGAGCTGGTCGTTCACCATACCACTTGCCATAAAGCGATAGCTGTTTTTAAAGTCGCCAACAGCGTTTTCAAATGCAATGCCGTCCGGCTCGCCTGTGGACTTGCGTGTGATACTGAGTTTGGCGTTCTCACGATATTCCTGAAGATTCAACAAGATTTTTAACTTGCTTAAATTTGGCATACCAAAGGTACCAACAAAATCTGCCACCGGGCCAGCAAACTTGCCTTCCACTACCACCGAACGGTCTTCTGCCACCGCAGCAATAACTGTTTCTTTGTCGTCGCCTGTGATTTTAACCAAGTCAATTACACCCAAATCGAGTGTGTGTTGAACCAAGTCTAGTAAATGATCTTTCATGTTTTATTTCTCCTATAGTGTATTGTATATGGTTTATTTAGATTTAGCAAGTGGTTTGGGTAATATTTTTGCCAGTGTTTGCCCACCTTTTAGACTGCTGAGAGTTCCAGGCTTGCGCAATTCTAACCAGGTGAGATTCAGCTTGTCGGTCCACATAAACTGCTGTTGATACTTGAGTCTCTTGGCTGCGGCCTTGACACGTCGGCCTGGTGTGTAAAAACCAAAATGTTTCTCAACCAACGCCACACAATGAGCTCGATCGCAATCATTAAATGTCATGGCCAGTGTACCACCGGGTCTTAGTTTCTTAAATATAATTTCCAGATAGTTTTCTACCACTTCGATTGGAGTAAATTCAAAGAAATTAAATGCCAGGCATAGTCCCAGTTGATTGTCTGGTATTGCGGCCAGCACATCAGTTATGACAGGAGATTCTTCGTACATTCTTAATCTATTTTGATACTCGTCGTTGAATTTACTCCGAGCCGGCGCCAACAATGCATGGCTATAATCAACAAGATACAATGGATCCAACTCCACCAAGTCGTCAATGAAAGTTTCTTTTCCTGGTCTAATGATCAATCCAGCATACTTCCAGTCAATGTAGGATTTTATTCTGTTAGACAGCATCTGTTGAGTTTCTTCATTCATCTCCAGCCTGCGATCAATGATCTGTTGATCGACCTGGGCATTTGTACTGTCGGACATCTGACCGTATCTGGCAGACTCTTCGTTGTACCGTGCTGTATTATCTTTATAATAGGTTTTTTCAACAGATTCAATCATGGAATCCAGTTCTTTTATTAACCCATCCAGTGTTGCCCCAAATTGATTGAAGATATCAACTAGATTATCTAAATCTTCTTCTATTGACTGCGTGAAAGATCGCGGCTGTATCACACTGTTTTTTACAGTATGCACAACATCGGACAATTTATGTCGAGCATGATACTGTATATCTGCCACATCATATTCCAGCAGTTGGTTGCGGTAGGCAATGAGTTCGCTTAGTTTCATATCTTTACCATTCAAATAAATTTTGGAATGTGTTTTCTGTGTTGGTTGCACTGGGCAGATCCCACTCCATCACGCCCAACAGGTTGTCAATCTTCTGATCCACAACAGTGGCCTCCATCAACCCGTCATCAAACGGCAGTTCCTTGAACCATTCTGGCAGGCGTTGTTCGTCGGTGGGATAACCGATGCTGGTCCAGCCCAGAGCATTGCTCTTGAGTTTGCACACAATTGTTTTCATGCCGTCTACAATCTGCATTGAATAGTTGTCACTGTTCATTCGTCTCAAGTTGTTCCAGTTCATTGCAGCTCTGACATGACCGGGCATGTTGGCTTTGCCTTGGCGTGTTTCTTCGGCTGCGTACTTGGTCAAGTTGTTGACACGCTTGGGCGAACCTTTTTCCCAGCCTGGGCGATCCATAAACTCATATTTGAATTCACGAATGCGCTCAATGATACTTTCTTTTTGTGCTCCACTCAGCGCACGGTTCAAAATCTCCAACAAGAAGTCTTGAATAACTTTGGGTGTATCACTGCGCTTTAGGTCAAGTCCCATGACTTTTGTCTTGCCCAATGCACCATTGACGTCTAATCGCTTGCCTTCAAGATCAATAATGTTTACAGCATAGCGTTTCTTGGTGATGAACAATCCGCGATCTGCTACCAACTCACGCCCGGCTTTGATTAACCCGCCCATGTCTCGCGGACAATGAAATGCCTGCTCCATGAAGCCCGGGAATGAATCGTTCACTTGATCTGCAATACTATCGTACAAAGCAATACAAGTTTCCTTGCTCCACTCCATTCGACCTTGCTCTACTTCGGTCTTGATCACCGGCCAAGCACTGAAGTAACAACTATCAGTGTCGCCGTAGATCACAGCGTCGCCTGTATGATCATACTGGCCAGTGATACATTCATTGATGTAGGCATCCATATGTCGAGCAATGGCACGACCTGTCAGCGTAGTTGACTGTCCAATGCGATGGTCAAAGAATCTACAACCAGGATTCAGCAGTGCTCCATACAAGCTGTTCAAGTTGATCTTTTTAACCAGTTGTCGCTTGTCCCAGAATGCTTCTTCTTTTTTATCTTTGGCATCTTTTTTCTTGGCCTGCATTTCTTTGCGTTCACTATACCATCGTTCTAGCAGTCCAGGAATGATACCTTTCTTTTCGTAAGTGATAATGGTTCCATTGGCAGTCAAGATCCATGGACGATTTGAATCAAACACAATGGACCACATTTCAGCAGCTGAATACACATTGGTCTCGCCATCTTGCCAATCCACTGTGAGTTCAGTGCCGCGTTGTTGTTCCATCACAGCAGTGTATTCCAAACTGCCAAACAAGCCCTCCCACGCTGCTGCAAAACTTGCACCACTGTTCATTTTGTCTTTGATGTAACGATCAGTCATGATGGGTCTCAGCTGGCCTATCACAGTCTCTGGACCCATGTTCATGGCACGAATTGCGGATGGATACAGGCTGTTGATGTCAACCGACCCAATCCATTCACTCATGCCCTTCTTGGGATATGCCACATATGCACCTGCTGCCTGAGTGTTGTCGTCGGTCAGCTGTTGCTTGCGATTGGGCACAACCATGCCACGCTCGTGTGCTTCATTAATGATGGCCTGATCAGTCACAGCCACAGCACCCATTGTGGTCTGTAGCAACACAGTGTTGGCATGTGCCAGTGTGTTGGCCAGATCTAAAAACTGTAGTTTCTTGTCCAGCTTGTCTAGCAGTGCAGTATCTTGTCTGTTGTAGGCAATGAATGTTCGAAAGTGTTGATTGTACAGTTGATCCAGTGTGCCTTCAAACTGTGTCTTGCGTTCGCCCAGCTCATGTTCAGCAATGGCATCCAGGCTATAGCTGTGTCGTTCTTCATAGGTGTACTTGCGATACAACTGCATATAGTCCATATGCACTCGACCAATCAAGTCGTATGTTTGTTGTTCAGCACCAAAGCGTTCAAATTTTCTTGGCTTGGGAAACTGCCCCCACAGACAGAACTTGCGTGTGTCATCCTTGCTGAGTATGCGAGTAATACGATTCACTGTGTAGGGAATATCGTAGCCCTCTGAATTCCAACCGCTTAGTACATCAGCATCATCAATCAAATCCAGAAACATTTTCAGCATGTCTGCTTCATTGTCAAACAAGAATGTGTTGTCAAATTCAGCAACTAATTCTTGTGCAGTGGCCATGCTGATACTTTTGGGCGGCACAGCCAGCGTGACCAACTGATCCAGCCAGTTTAAATAAACAGAAATGGCAGTGATGGCATTGAATGGATCGTGAGTAGGAGAGAACCCACGCTCTTTATCAAAGTCTACTTCAATGTCAAAAAAGGCTGTTTGTAGTTCTGGGGCAACAGCATCTTTGTAGTTTTCTTCAAAGCATCTGAAGATGGGATTGATATCGCTTTCATACAACTGCTTGCCGCCATGCATGCGAACTTCTTTGCGAAATTCTTTGTTGTTGCGTGTACTGAACCGTGACACAGGTGTGTCGTAGATGCTGCGGAACTTGCCACGGGCATCATCATAATAAAAGATATAGTTGGCTGGATATTCTTTATATACTCTTCGGCCACTTTGGCGTTCTACTACATGGATGCGATCGTGCTCACGATCAAACAGTGCGTCTACATAACTCAATTATTTCTCCGTTTATGGCCGGTGGGCCGTGTTTCATGCTCGTATCGTGAGCGACTCTTTATTACTTATCGAGGAAATGCGGCAGTTGCACATTTGTGTTAAAATGATGTACTTCGTTCAACGTGCATTTGTCATAGTTTGCTTTTGCAAATTGCATACAAAGATTTTGGTTATCGTAATCAGAAATAACAAAATCAGTTGGCACTATATCTAAGTTCATCAGTTGACCTAGAACAAATGCAACCCAAACACTATTATCAAAATTTTCATACAATTTATCGGTACTCACACAAGTATCAAAAAATAATTTTCTCTGCTGTAAAAAATTAGTTATACTTGTTTCTTGAAGTTTTATTTTTTCCTGTACACAGTTTACCTGTATCAAGAAAGTTTCAGGTTCAAACAACAAGTTATCAAAATTAAAAAAAATTAAATCTTTAATAGTGGCATATTTACAAATATGTCTAGAGGTGTTGATGCATTCCAAATATGTTTCTTTGTAATTCTTGTTGTTGAATTTATCCACTTCAAGATAAAAATGTTTATAAATCACATTCACATAAAAATTAAAAAAATAAGATCCTGAATAAAGATAATCAAAATCCAATGGATTTAAACTATGATCCTTGCAGCCAATGATCTTGTTGTTGGAATGTCTATCGTAATGAAAATTTTTTGTATTCTGTCTCAGTGGCTGATTCAGAAGAACTTTTTTCAACCAATTTCCGCCTGCGCCACCAGGATAATTTAAAATCATTATAAAGTTTTGCCCACAGTTTCCAAAATGGTTTCTAGCAATTCGTGATCCTGTTTGGCTTTGCCAAATTCGGCTTTGTGTGCCAACTTGATGGCTTTTTTCAACACACTGGGTTTGATTTCCAGTTCTTCTGCAATGGCCTTGATGGTGTCGTTAAGGCCGCCGGTGAGTGTTTCAATCTCCTGAGTCACCTGCATGCCCTCATTGATGATTGCTGTTAGTTTGATCTTTTGGTCGCCGTTGAATGTCTTTGGTTGTGTCATAAAATACTCCTTAAAAGTGTATTATACAGGAAAAAATTAACAAATACAATGGCGTCTGGTAAGCAACTATCGATCTAAAATTGTTAAATTGGCAATTGCTTGTACCGATTTAGCATTTGATTTGTTAACAGATTCAAATATTCTGTCAATTACAGACTGGTCCCGATTTACAATATTGCCCAGTGGAAAGTCACCAAACAGATTGTCGTGTGTTACATTATTTTGATCCATCCATTGATGAAATAACTCATCTTGATAAATTTCTTGACGATGACAACTGTTTACCAATTTGCATCCACCCCAGGACATATAATGTCCTGTAGTGTCCCAATTTTTTGGATCGTCGTTGTCTAAAAAACTCTGCATAGTAGTTTTACCATGTACTGCTGAGTCTAAAATTAAATCTGCCGATTCCCAGCTGTGATATTGTCTGTACGGAGTTAAATCTACAAATTCAGTACCAACTCCATGTTCATCTACACTGGTTGCAAAGTCCATTTCATATCCACGAACTCCGAGTTGTGGATGGGGCCAGCCGCGAAAACACTGTTCAAGTTCATGCACAATTTGATTTAATTCATGCAACCAGTGGTATTCAACAGTCGAAGTTGGAGGATATTCACGGGTATGTTGAGTAAACCATCTATGCCAAATATTAAGATGTTGTCGAGTAATCTGTTCCGGAGAGTCTACCGGCATGGGAATCGGTAGGTTGGTAACACTTAGTTGTTGTTGAACCAATTGTTGTTGAGTCCAAAGATCAGATTTGTGTGATAAAGACCTTACAAGTTCAGATGTGATTGGTTGTGTAGTTACTGTTCTATTCGCCGTAAGTTTTTTGACATGTTCTGCCCATTTTTGCACACCGGGGTTATTTAACAGTTCAACTTTGAGAATTTCAATGCTGCCATTGAGTTCGAGTCTGATCTTTAATTGCATAAGTTATTTAATACCATGAGATGCATTAATTTACAAATTGTTGTGTGAGTTGATACGGATATTGTATAAAATAATAATGCTCACTTACGAGGTTCCAGTAGCGAATTGGATTACCCGAGGCAGCAGCCGCCCTTCACATTACAGTAACAAGTACTGGTCCTAAGGTGAATTCTGTTATTTTCCTGCCACTGCCAGTGCAGCGCCTTTGTTGAAACTGGGACTCCATGGACTATTGCCCAGCTTTAGTCCTTTGCGTTTTGACCAGTCATATCCGGCTCGGTGTCCTGAACAGTCTCGGGTGCATTCCGATCCAAGAAAGGCCAGCTCGCGCAGTTGATCCCGTGTCCACCGGTCAGGTATTACTCCATGCTTGGCCACAAATGCATCGTGCAACTGTTTGCCTGTAATGCCGTGGTCTCTGGCAATGGTCTGCATCATGTGGTCAATTGCACTGTAGCCCTTAGGATCGTTGAGATCTTTTTCAAGATCTTCCACTGCACCTTCTTTTACGATTGCAAACTCACTGGCTCTCATGTTGTGTTATCTGTTGCAAACAAGGCCAGCAGACTTTAGTATGGATTGCAACTCGTCGCCGATTGATTCTGATAATACTTCTAGTTCTGTTGCTGGCCAACTCATGTAGCTGCGGCCATTGACGTCCCCGGCTTGAACCACAAATACACCTGGCTCATCATCATAACCTTCATCTTGGCCAATTTCCCAGCCAGCTGCCATTAGAGTTCGTTCCACTTTGGGATCTTCGTCACCGTTGTACCACTGTGCTGCCAGTTGCCGGAGTGTGTCATCACTGAAACCATTGTTGCCGTCATCGTCACCGCCGCCGCCCATTGCAAATTCGTTTAGGCCTTGCTCGTCATCTTCATCGTCATCCTGATTGGACCGAGTAAAATCATTAATTACTTGACCTGCATATTCAACTGGCACTTCTGCTTTGTTAGCAATAACTTTGTGCCAGCCTGGAGTATTGAGTTCTTCCATGCTGAATTTATCAGGGTAATACAGTCCAAGAGCTGTTAGCACTCTTCCGTATTCGCCCATACGCTTGGCCTCAGCCACAGCTGGTTGATTGGGATTATTTGCCTTTGCAGTATGCCGAATACCGGTTGCAGTTGGTTGGGAAATGCCGCCTGTGCTTGAAGTACTAGTGCGTCCAAACACTGAATTGGATGTACCAGTGCTTGGAATGCCTGGCTTTGCTGCTGGTGCTGCTGGTGCTGCTGGTTGTTTAATTGTGTAAGTCCCACCAGAATATCCAGTAGACTGTCTACTGTAATCAGGAGTCTTGGCTGGTGCAGGGGCGGCAGCTCGTGCAGCTTGACGACGAGCAACTTCTCTACGACCCACATATCCAGCACCTTGAGGATCTTCACCTGGGAATTTGCCGGCTGCTGCTGCGGGTGCTGCGGGTGCTGCTGGAGTTGCTGCGGGTGCTGCTGCTGGATCACGCTTTGCGGCTAGTTGAGCTGGCGATAACAGTGGAGTTGGGTCACCCGGTCCTGATGCTGGTGCTGGAGCAGCCGGAGCAGCATCAAACGGTATCTTCATTGTGCTGTAGGCCTGTTGAACAGAAGCTGCTGGCACACCGGCATCTTGTATAACTTTGGCAACAGTTGCACTATCCATTGGACTACCAGCTTTCTTCCATGCTTGCAGTAGTTTATCCGCAGTGATCTTGGTTGTCAAGTTGGTGCCTTTGGTTTTAGCATAGTTCACTACTGAACCTACTGCTTTACCGGCCGCGCCCTTGATGGTGTCCATGAGACCTTCGTCAAGTTTACGATGGCGTTCAACAATCTTGCCGATTACGAAAAAGATTTGTGACTCTGAGAGAGTGACTGATTCTTTCAGTGTTGACATTAGACCAGCATCGTCGATGGCTCTCTGTAAATTTTGCAAACTCATGAATGTTCTCATGCCGGCATTGGCGCTGCCGTCAGGCATGTCGCCCATTATTGACGATCTTTGAGCAGCAGCAGCCATGGCTTTTCTCAAGTATTCACCTGCTCCTGAAACATTTTTTCCTGCTGCCAAATCGGCTGCTAATTTTTGTGCCACTGGACTTAGATTAGGGTCGCTGGCCATGCTCTTTAGTGGGCCAACATCGCTTATGATTCTTGTGCTGCCATCAATGGGTGTATCTGGAACGTTAGAGAAATCGCCGTGTTTGCTTGCCGTGTAATAATCGTCGCCTGCAAACTTAGGAGTTCCGTCTGGATATTCCCCAGTAATCTCTCCTCCTCCTCCGCCGGCTGGTTGTCCCTTCAATGCTTGGCCAATTTGACCAGCAGCAAAAGCCTGCGCACCGGTCTTGACTCCGCTCCACATTGCAGAACGAATATCTTTACCTTGCAGTGCTTGATCAACCAGTTTGAACAGACCCAGTGCGGCTGCGCCAGCAAGGCCAACTCCGCTGATACCAGATGCTGCAATCAATGCTGCATAGATAGCAGATTGCAGCATGGGATGTTTGGTAGCAAAATCTCTGTATTTTTGCACATACTTCATTGCACCAGCATCACCACCGGTTGCTTGTTTTAATTTTTCAGCAGCAGTGTCATATGCAGATGCAAAGTTTGACATGGGCTTGCTGTTGTAAATTTTGTCTTTTAGGTTGGTCCATGCTGAGCTGACAGCATCAGCAGCATCTTTGCCTTTGCCGATCAAGGTGCGGTTGCCACCTGCAGCAGTTGCATCCTGTTGTATCTGTTGGAAAATCTGGGTGATTTGGTCAGCAGTCAGTTGTGCTTCCATCAACTTGCGGCCAGCAGTGTTCCATAACCGTTCGGTGATCAGTGCTTCGGCAATTATTGTTCTAGAATTATTATGGCCTTCTGTTATGCCTTGCTCGTCTAGTTCATATTTTAAATCACCAGCTACATCTTTAAGTTCTACTGCCGCTTGTTTTAACACATCAGCTGGTTCCATGGCAATGATATAATCAATGTCACCGTCGTGTTTGTCAAATAAACTGGCCCAGAATGGAGCATTGTTGTCAAGATAGTTTAGACCGTCATCGCCATACTCGTATATTTGATCAAAGTATTTCTTGATATATTTGCCAAACTTTGCGCTTGCTGGATCGGAGCCTTCTGCTACAGCTTGCTCCGCAGTCACAACTGGCTTGCCAGATTTTCCTGTGTTAGCACCAAGCCCAGACACTTTGCCTTTGGTATTACCACGACCACTTGCTGAACCGATGTGTTTGCTGGCAAAACTCACTCCGGATCTTTTGGGACCGCGTTGTGGTTTGAGTTGTTGTATTTCTCCACCTCTTGACAAGAATGCTGCCATAGCATCATCGTCTTCCGCCACACCTTTGGTATCGTTGGCAAACTGTTTCTTAGTTGCTTTGACAATACCCTTGAATCTCTTGTTGCCGCGAGCATAATCACCGGCAGCATCAGCAGCAGTGGCATCGGCGCCAGCGGCTTTTTTGTAACTGGCCAAGGTGTCTGGACTCAATTCGTTTAATTTATACAGTTCATTTAAAATCATTATGCTTCCTCTATATAGTCTGCTGACTGGTCTGTTGCTTTGTCACGCCCCAGATACATTTCCAATGCCATGTGTGCTTGGTCTAAATTTTTAAAGCGGCTCTTCATTGATCGACCGTTGTGCCGTATTTCAAAACCGCGCCGCTCGTCACCGTGTATTTCGCACACACGACCGTCTTCCAAGGCCAGTGTCTTGACTGGTGCTGATTCTGCGTAGATGGGCTCTTGAACCGGAGCAGTTGGCATCTGAACAACAGGATCTTCTTCTGTTGGATTTTCTGCAACAGCAACAATCTGTTTGGCTATGATGCTGGAGTCTTTTGTATTTTTTTCTTTGATGTCACTGTCATTCTTGACTTTTTCTTTCAGGTCCGTGTCGTGTTTTTCTTCAGCAACACTTTCAAGATATTCAGCAAAAGATTTTTTAACTTTGTCTAATCTGTCTTCAATAGTGACTTCTTCTAACACGTCTTCTGGCTGTTCCATACTTTCACCTGATCCAACCATGTAGCTGCTGCCTGGAGCTTTTTCATTGGGGTTGCCGCCCAACACAGGGCCTTGGCTGGGCATTTTATACAGGGCTGGCATTTGCGGCACGGCCTTTTGCTGAGCATTCAGTCCAGTTTTGACATTGGCCGGAGTAATGCTGCCTTCAATCAAGGCTAGACGCTGCATTATAGTGTAGATTTCGTCCATGTTACTCCCGGGCGTCTTTTAAAAAACTGCGTAATTGCCAGGCATATTTGTTCTGCTGACTCAGTCGTTCAGCTATGAAGTTGGCAATGTCTTGTTTGTTTTCGGCTTCGGCATCAGTAAAGCAACTGTTCAACAAGGCAATCATTGGTTCACTATCGGCCAACAGTTCTTGTATCATCAGCTTGGCTCGCGGCACTTTTGTTTGATCTTGTATGATTGATAATTCAGCATAACGAGCAAGACTGCCCGGGGCGTATTCATCTAGACTGCGAATGTATTCGGCTATGGGATCTACGGCGCTGTAGGCATCTTCGTAGATGTTGGCAAAGAAATCGTGTAGTTGTGCAAAGTCTGATCCTTCCACATTCCAGTGAAAGTAGTGAGCTTTTAAATAATAAGCAAATTGGCTTGCAAGCAAGGTTTTTAGTTGTTCAGTTAACACGACGTTTCTTTCCTTTTTTCATATAGCTCGGAGTATTGGGTGTTGGATCCGTTGTGTATTTACCAGAAAAGAAACTGCCACCAGTTCTCGCGATCGTCCCACCTAGCGGTGTGGCCACCGGGGCAATAGAGCCAGCACTGGTGCTGCCTCCAGAGGCGTCTTCTTTGACGAATTCAGCTGCTCTCATCGGCCAATCCTCAATACATTGTTTTTAATTTTGCCATGGCCATAATCCACACGCATATTGTCAACATGGATGACTGCTGTGTCTGTGTTGACCAGTTGATACGTGATGGTGTATTCACCGGGCTCAGCTTCAATTTGCAACATTTCTTCTAGATATTGACCACGCCATATCCAGGTGCGTTCAGCAAACAATTCGTCGTCCACATACACACGGTACACAGGTGGGGGCTCAGTCCATTCACAACTGACATCACACAATACACGAACAAATTGTTTCATGCTGTATTTAGTAGCAGTTTACTGAACTTGTTTGATTGATCCGATGTGCCAATCTTGAATATTATATTGGGATTTAAAGATATTTCGGGCTGTTGCTGCGTTGGGAGCCCAGGTCATTACATCAACCAAAGAAACATAGCGTGGGTTTTCAATACGGATCTTTGCAGTCCATTGTTTTGCTCCGCTGATGATTTCTTTGGCTTTCATACTGTTACTTATGAGAATCTGCTGCGGCTGTGGGTGTTACAATGCGCCCCAGGTACCGTCTTCTTTCTGTTGCGGTTTGTCAAGTCCAGTGTCCAAACCCATGCCCCTGGCTCGCATTCCTCTAACAACCATGTTGCCATTGGGCAGGTCAATTTGTCGCTGACCAAACGGCATGTGATATGCCTGCGGCCCGCGTTGACTCACAATAGACTTGGTGTCAGGATCAATTTCATACCAGTCGTCATCGTTAAAATTAGCGGTGTGCGCTGCCTCCATCACACCACTCATGATTAGTACTGTGCCTAGCCAAAAACTACGCAGTTTGACACCGCGAGCTTGTAACCATTTGATTACATCAGGACGATTGTAATCAAAAGTCTTGATTTCAGCGCCGCGATACTTTTGTTGTAAATCGGCCAACTGTTCAGCATCTTTTGGTCGTGCATAGACTTTTGGTCCATCTGGCAGTTTGGCGTAGAACAATATACCTGGGTCAGCGCCGTCGGCACCGTCTGCTATGTCTTCGTTTTTGGCACGACCTGCCTTCATGTTGGCCAGCCAGTGTGCCAGTTGCCCCTTGCGTCCACCTTGCTTGGCAACCTTGCGTAGTGTGCTTACACTGGCCTTGGTATTGATACCGTGACGCTTGGCATCGCCTTTGTCTTGCGGATTACGACCATCTGCAAAGTTTTCCGCCACACCCGGTTTAACACTTTTATATCCGTTCATATAAAAATCTACTTCTTCTGGATGTTTAGCCTGCTTGTCTTTAAGTGTTGGCAAATATGTGCGTGGATTGGGTCTAGCACCGCGAGTAGCATCTTTGACACCAGCATCGTACCAATGATTTTTTTCTTTGCCTTCCGCCACACCTTCCGACTTGTTGCCATAGTTGCCAGCGCCTTTTTTGCGACACTGAACTAATCGACCGGATGCATAGGCACTGGGCCATACTTTTGCACTAGCCTTGACCTTGTAGTAGCAGGCATCTTTTTTACCCTCGCCCAGTTCTGAATACTCTATCACAGGACCGCCACAATGCGGACATTTGTGTTGTGATTCTGTAATGATATCATTTATGTTCATTTTTTCTTTCCTTTTGTGCTGACATTTATTGCTGCGCCTGAACGATTGGCATCGGGATCTTGTCTGCGTTTTCTAGCTGCTGCACTTGCTCGACCTTTTTTGCCAAGAGCATGTGCTTTTGATTGTGGCAAACACTTAGGCTTGCCTTCAGATTCTGATCCTCTAGCACAGTCACCGCGTATCTTGCCGTCAGGGCCAAAGCGTACCCATTTGTCTTTGAACCAGTCGCGAAGATTCTCATTGACGTCCACACCTTGTTGGCCTTGAGCAACTGCCACATAAGCAGGCCCTGTATAGCCATCTGGATACTTGGCAAAGTGTTGTATTGTTCTATGCCAACCTTCTAATAGTTCATAACCTTTTGCGGTTTTTATTAGTAGTACCGGCTCTTTTCTAACACCGCCTTGTTGTTGTGCCAATGACGCTTGAGTAGCGTGACGTTCTTTATCCCGTGGAACATCTAATCCCATATCACTATGTCCGCCAGCACGACCTATCAGGCGTTCCTTAGTCATTGGCTCAAACATGTTCATTGTAAACTTCATATCAGGTACAAGTTGCCATTTAGTACTCGGAGAAAGACCTTGTCCTTTTAATTTTTCCATTATACCATTTTTAAGTTCGGTGTCTGGTAAATTACTAAAATCACCTTTGTTAGGCACCAACCAATCTTTGAGAACATAGTCAGGCCAAGTTGGCAGCAGACTCTTGACATATTGCAATAGTCTATCTCTGTATTCGATAATGAATTCTTTTGATCTCATATTAAATTGTTTTCAGCAGTTCCATCTACGGCGTGCCTTACATATGGCCTTGTCTGGAGTTTTAGCACAGCTGATGCTGTGCATTTTCATTTGACCACGACTGCGACTGCAATAGCTCTTTCTGCGTTTTGAAGCCTTGCTGCCTTTTTTCAACTTACTGGGCTTGGTAGTCACAGCAGTCTTTAGTTTAGATCCGGGATTTTCTCTGCGGTAAGCATTGACAGCTTTCTGACTCATGCCGGCAGTACGATCCTTTTTGTTGGCTTTTTGCCAATCTTCCATCACAGGCGTTGTCACAGCAAACACATACAATTCATCATCCGTCAGTGAGTCTAGGTCTTCCCATATTGCTTCTACATCTACGCCATTGCGATCTGCAAGACTGTCGATTATAGACTCTATCAGATCAAACTCTTCGTTTAGTTCTACACGATCTGTTGCACTTAGTCCTGTGCTGAGTTCCAGTATTCTTGCCAGTTCATCTTGATTTTCTGTCATTGTGATCTCCTGTTGTTCGTTTTTAGGCACACAGTTGGGAACCATTTTGTTGCCTTTTTTCTTCATACCAACTTGTTTGTGGGTGTCCCAACAGGCTTCATCCAAGTTGGGTTGTGAATGATCGCCGTGTGTTTCACACATGCCACATGTTTCACAGACCATTTCCACGCTTTCGTTTTGCTTTTTCTTGCCAGCACAATGTGCCCGTTGACTAAAGCCCTTGGGGTGGCTGCAATTGATGCTCTTTTTGTATTTTTGGCTCCAACCTTCTGTGGCAAATTCATTAGTTCTCATATTATGATGTTCCCGAACTGAACCATGGATCAATAATCACTGGTTGGCCGTTGTTTCGTTGCATGACATTTGCTGTGTGCAAATCCCATCCAAATTTATTTATTGCTCCAGTGGTAAACAACAATTTCATTACATTATACAATTGCCTGTACATGGCATATGTTTTTTTACCAGCAGGATTTTCAAGCAAACTTTGCCATGTTTTAGCAAGTGCGTTGGCATAATTTGGGCTGTAAATCTCCCATGTGTCCGGCATTGCAAGTTCACGCTCTATTGTTTCCCAGGCAGTTTGTTCCGTAACATAATCACTCAACAACCAAACAATTCCTTGCACAAAAGTTCCCTCTTCAATAGGTGCCAATCTTTCCATTTCAATTTGAGTGTAACCTTTGCCGTTGATATCAACGGTGTTTACTTCATTAAATTTTGGCACACAGGCCAAATCTTGATGTGCCATGGAAAATTCATAAAACTTACGAAATATTTGTTCTGCTCGACTGCCCGCATCTTCTGGCATCAATATCTTGATAACATAGTTGCTGTCCCGGGCCCATACAGTGGCATCCGCACCACTGCCAATCTGTGAATATCCCAGCTGGCGAAATTCTTTTGCCAACTGTCTGGAGTTTTGTGTATCAGTTTCGGCTTCTATAACAAATTCATTGGCTTTCATGTTCTTGCCAATACAAATGGTTGATCCGTGCCAATGAACTCGAGGTAGTTGTTCAAGGCTGCTGGGTATCGATCGGTGGGCACTAGTTCATATCCTTGTGCATAGCGTCGAATCATTGCAGTGTATGCACCAGCTCGGCCGCCACCGGACTTGGCACTGAACGCTAGATACGGCGGTTTATATTTTTTTGTATAGGTGTTGATGGCGTTGATCACAGTGGCCATTACCCGGCCGGCATCACCACGCCCGGTCATTTCATGTGTGCCACCACGAGTAAATGCCACATCGGTCACTTCGCCGTTGCCTGCTGGAGTAAACGATATGCCAATTTCTCTGCCGTCAGCATCTGTGGCTCCCGCATGTATTTCACCTTGGGCTGCAAACTGCTGATCCCACTTCAGTGGAAATGCGGTGTCAAGATCAACTACTTCGTTTAAGAATTCTTGTGCTCTCATGTCAGCTCATTATTGGTAGAACTTCAATCTCTGCGCCTGCTACTGGTGCCAGTGTGCCTTGACGAATTTGACCCAGTACCCAGTCGCGACCAATTCGATTTGCATCACCTTGGTTGTTGCCAACGCCGCTGAATCGATATACTTCTTCACCATCGACCATTACTTGCCACCCACCTGTGAATTCGCCTGTTGCTCTGCGCTGCTGTATATCTTGAGTGCTGCCAGGAACAAAGTTCTGCTCTACATCTGGTTCAATGTCAATGATGTCAGGTCGTGGTCGTGGGGTGCTGGCCGCAGGACCTTGAATTGGGGTGTCAATTGGTGCGTATCTAAAGTCATCCCGGCCACCAGCTGCGGGACTCATCAACCAGTCAGTGAATTCAGCATCAGCCTTTGCCTGATCAGCAGCATAGAATGTGCCCACGATTCTACCATCAGAAATTTGATAGATCTTGTAGTTACTTTGTCCAGTCTTGAGTTCATCATAGGTATCTTTGACCTTGCCGCGTTCCAGCTGTGCTTGCTTGATAAAACTCTTTAATGCATCTTTGGGTAATTCACCAGCTGCAAATTTAGCAAAATAACTCAAGGTATCATTTTGATCTTTGGGTTTGAGCACAGTGTACAGTTTCTTCAAATATTCGTCGCGGTACTTTGCAGGATCCATGGCAGCATCCAGGGCTACCACAAATCTCATCAGAGTAGTTTCAATCAGGTCAAAGTTTGAGTCTAACCAATCACCACCGGGACTGCGAAATTCAATGTATCCAGTCTTGGTATTGATACTGGTATACTTGCTGGTTGAACCGCTGTGTATGACTTTGGTGGCCAGTTCGCCCAGGCCTGCTTTCATTTTTTGCAGCATGGCGGCAGCATCTTCGGGGCGCTGAGCAATTCTTTCTTTGATTATGCCCATGGCGCTTTTGGCATAGGTGTTGCCGGTGCGTCCAAATTGATCCAGCACATACTGGTCGCCCAGCAGCAGAGCCAGTTTGACATAGTCCAGTTTGTCATTGTCAAAGCCCGGCACACTCACATTGATGTGCAGGCCAGTTGAATCATTGGTGTAGCAGCCTTTTTGTTTGGCCCAGGCTTTGACCTTGCTTAGATCACTGATCATGTCGTCGATGGGCAATGGCGGCGATACAAACTCCAGTCCAGAATCGCCGGAGCTGTCAGGTTCCAGGCTGCCGTCGGGTTCGACAACATAAGCATCGGATTCACGCTTGCCGCCATGGTAGTTGGCGGACCAGTTTACTTTGCGACCAATGGCCTCACGGAATTCATCAGCAACGGATTCGATGCTGTCACCTTGGGAGCCGCTGCTGGTCCAATAGGGCCAGGAAATCATGTCGTACTGTGCTGGGATATCGCTCATTGATCGAATGCCTTCAGTTCTCAACCAATCCTCTTCGTGATCATCTTCGTAAAATTCTTCTTGCGCATCTTCTTGCGCATCATTCAGCCAGGGCTCTAATTCATCGGCAATGACTTTATCGCTGGCCTCCATGTACTCTTCGGGGGTCACGCCACGATTTTCCAGTGCTTCAGTTTCGGCCTCATCCAGGCCCATTATTTCAGCAATGTCTGCAGCAGACCAATTTTCTTTGCCGTATCTAAATACAATGGTGTCTTTGTAGGATTCCCAATGATACTGCCAGGCCTCTCCCAGCCAATTCTGGTAATTATCGCTCATGCTCTCACGCAGGCGTTGAAGTTCTCTTCGACCGTTGTAGTCGCTGTCATCAAAGAATTGCACTGCATCTTCAATACTCATGACATTTTCGTCGGCGTCGTAGTCGGGTTCCAAATCTTCGCTGTCGCCACCTTCAACACCGGGCACAATCATTTCAAACTCCATGCCGGCCAAGGCGCCTGTTTGTGCTGCTAGCTTTTTGAGATTCGTGGGACTCATGTTGATTTCAAACAGGTCCTGTTCTGCCAATTGGCCAGTTTCTTTGAACTCACGCAG